TGCAGAATCCATCTTTTTTTATTGCTTGTGCTGTGATAAGCGCCATATCATAAGCAGTTGTATAATGCTCATCTTCAGGTAATCCGTGAGGGTTTGTAAAGTTTGTGCTGTTTGCTCCCAGCTGTTTTGCACGCTGTGTCATCATTGCTCCAAATGCTTCGTTTGACCCTGCAATATGCTCGGCAAAAACATTGGCAACATCGTTGGCAGATTCAATTGCCAGTGCATAAAGTGCGTCTTTAACAGAAATCTGTTCCCCTGTGTCCAGCGCAATATGGCTGGAATTGTAAGGCAGACTATGCACCGAATTGTAGCTTGCGGTCATCATTTCATCAAGGGTGCAGTTTTCCAGCGCAAGCAGCCCTGTCATTATCTTTGTGATGCTGGCAGGGTACATTTTTTTGTTCATATTTTTATTGTAAATCACCGTGCCTGTGTTTGCTTCCATAAGCACAGCGGTTTCACTTTTTATATATGTAACATCGGCAGCTGCAGCCTTAAAAGGCACTGCAACAACTGCTGCCGCTGCAATAAGTGTTAAAAATAAAGCTGATAATCTTTTCATAAAATCCTTATAAAATTTTTATTTATAGATAGACAATATATTTTAACATAAAATGCCCTATAAGAAAAGATATATTTTTTAACAGATTAAAATTTTTTAGAGTTTACCATTAACTTGTGCAAAGTTTTAAGACTTTGTGCAAGTTATTTTTTTATGGAAAGGAGCTTAGGACTGTGGAAGTAAGACAGCTGAACTACGCTGACCGCAAGCGTATTGAAGAAATGTATGCTGCAGATATGTGCGTTGCTGAAATTGCAGAACACATCGGTTGTCACCGAAATACTGTGTATAACGAGCTGCAGCGTGGCTTTACCGGTAAACTTAACGAAAATTTTAAAGCTGAATACAGTGCCGAGATTGCACAGAAGAATTACGTAGAAAATATTTCCAGACGTGGCAACCGGACACAGCGAACAAATGTATAGGCCGCTTTGCAGGAATGAAATGTACGAAATGTTTTGTGCTTTGAGTTCCTGCAGGTGGGATATACAGCAGCACTGCCCTGTGGCAATAAAGCTGTTTGTTAACAATGATGTGATTTTGCTGGAAAGTGAAAGCGACAAAATAAACCTTAAGGTAAAAACACATCTTGCAAGCAAAATCACATCCGGCAAACTGCGCAGTATAGCAGCAATAAGATATGGCCGCAAGCTGGACGGCGATGTGAATAAGGTTGAGTTTATTTTTCCGGGCAGCAGGGTTTACTTTCGCATTTAAAGGAGCGATGAAAATGAAATGTATGAAAAAAGCTGCAGATGCACTTATCGGTGTTGTTCTATTGCTGATACTGGTTGTGATTATTACCTGTCAGACAGCGGTTAACAGCGCAGGTGGCATTATGTTTATGTTTTTCTGCTTAGGGATTGCTGCATTGCTGCTGCGTGTGGTTGATGCATTGCAGGAAGAAATTGACCGACAGAAGAAAATATCAAGGAGGCTTCGCTATGAGCAAAGACTTGGACAAAGTGATAAAACCGACGTGGCGTGATATTCCCGGCTACAACGGAGCTTATAAGATAAACACTTTGGGCGAAGTAGTCTCGTTTCGGTGGCGTGGCACACACAGAAGCAAGAAGCCCAAGCCAATGACACCATATTTTAAATTTCAGAAAAAGTCTGCGAGATTTTTGAAACTGACAGACGATAACGGAAATACTGTGGAGCGCAGCGTTATTTCGCTTATGGCAAAAACATTTTTTAACCTGCCTGACGGATATACTCTGTATCACAAAAACGGCGATTTGGGCGACACAACTTTATTTAACCTGCAGCCTATAGACAGGAAAGAGCTTGGGCGGATAACAGGCGCGCAGGCAGGCCGTAAACCGGTTAAGAAAATAGATGCTGACGGCAACATTGTAGATTTTTATTCCAGTGTCAGAGCGGCGGCACGAGCAAACTATATGAGCTACCAATCAGTATCGGACCGCTGCAACAACAAGGTGAAAAATCCATTTGCTGCCGACGGTTACAATTATCAGTTTGATATATAGGAGTGATGTTATGAACAAACTGCAGGATAGGCGCATCGCCTTGGGACTTACACAGCCGCAGCTGAGCGAAATGTTAAAAGCCGCAGACAGTAGACTGGATGTTGGTATGGTGAGCAGATTTGAACGCGGCCTGTGCCTACCAACAGAAGAAACTTTAAAGGCTTTGGAAAAGGCCTTGCAAGCCGACAGAAAGGAACTTTTTGAAAGAAACGATTTACGTGTTATTGAAAATTTAGATGGCGTAAAGGCTGAAAATATCCATTGTGATAAGATTGAGAAATTATTGCCGTACCTTGGCTTTGGCAAAGAAAACGCAACATCCAGAAGGTTGTTGTGTACCCTAATGGGGTTAAGCGACGGCAGGCTGCGACAGATTATTGCTGCAGCAAGAGCGCAGGGATATTTTATATGTTCACTAACGGACGGACGCGGATATTACCGCACCGACGATATTGAAGAAATATACAGGCAGTACAAAGACGACATCAGCCGTGCAACAGCAATAATGGCCAGATGTCGCAAGGCAGAAGAATTTTTAAGAAAGGCTGGGAAAATATGAAACTTGAAAGAGTAAGCACAAAAGGAATGAGCCGCGCAGAATGGCTTGTGCGGCGCCTGAAAGACAAAATTAAAGGAGAATTGATATGAATAATTCTTTGGATTATCCAATCGGCGTTGGGGATTTTGACGACGATTTTAAAACAGACCGCAAGGTGCTTGCAACAATAAGTAAAAAGCACAAAAGTGCTGAAAAGTACATTATTGCTGCAGCTATATGCGAAAATCCTCACAGCAACTGTATTGACTGCCCTTTGGCAGCAGAAACAAACTGCGAAGAGTTGCTTGTACATAACCTGCATAGCATTATCCGCGAACAGGACAGAATGATAAAAACTTTACAGAGCGGAGGTGATATTGGTGTGGACATTGATTGAGTTTGTAACATCTCTTTCGTCTTTGGTATGGAGTTTAACCGTATTAGTGGTTGCAGTAACGATTTTTATAGCTGAATGCTATGCGGTACATACTGTTGTAACTGTAACCAGAGAAGAATATAAAGACATTTTTAAGCCGCCGTTGCGCAGGCTTTTAGGCAAAATCAATAAATAGGCAGCGGAAAGCTGCAGCAAGGGTGATAATATGGCACGACCGATTAAAAAAGGCTTGGCGTATTTTCCTTTGGATGTGGATTTTTTTACTGGGAGCAAGGACATAAAGGTGCTACGCTCTCGGTATGGTGCAGACGGTATCGCCATCTACCTGTACTGTCTGTGCGAAATATATAAAAATGGCTATTATTTACCGATTGACCAGGACTTTTACGACATAATGTCTGATGACCTGAAAATGGATGTAAATAAGCTACACCTTGTACTGAAATTCTTGTGTGAGCGGACAATGCTGGACGGTAATCTTCTCACATCGGACAATGTCCTTACAAGCGTGGGAATACAGGAACGGTATCAGGAAGCGGTAAAGAGCCGCGGAGTGAAAACAGCCGTAGTGGTGGACGCAAAGTTCTGGCTTTTAAGCAGTGAAAAGACACAGAGCTTTATTAAAGTGCAGGGACTTTGCGATTATTCCGAGAAAAACGAGGGTTTTTCCAAGAATAATGACGATATTTCCGAGAATAACACACCAAAAGAAAAAGAAAGAAAAGAAAATAAAAGAAAAGCAGTAGCGCGCACACGCGGAATGGGATGTTGGGAAAATGTATATCTGACACACGAAGAATTTGAGTTGCTGCGAAAAAACGTTATTGACTATGGCAAGTATATTGACCGCTTGGGAGACTATATGTATCACCACGGAAAAAATTATCCCAGTCACTATGACACCATTATGCGCTGGGCTAAAGAAGATGATATGCTGCGCGATAAAAATGATGAGCTTAAAACAAGAATACGCAGCGTACCTGTGTTTAATAAGGAGGACAGCGGCAATGGGCGGATATAGTCATAAAACGTGGACTTGCCCTTTTTATAAGAAGGACGAGAAAAAGGCTTTAAGCTGTGAAGCCGGCAAGCTGACATTTCCTGATAGAAAAACAGCAAACAAATATATGAACAGATATTGCGCAGGCGGTAATGGCTGGAAACAGTGTTCCTTTGCTGCCTGCCTTATGGAACATTATGACGAGGTGGAAAAATGAAAGCATTTTTAAGAAAACCAGTAAGAAAAACAGAACGCGAAAAAAAGCTGGAAGAAACTGTTGCAAAACAGAAAAAAGAAATTAAATTTCAGGCCGCTGCTCTGAACGAAGTAAATGTTGCAGTAAATGCGGTGCTTTCCAGCATTTTGACAACGCACGGCCAAAAAAATGAAAATGGCGACTACGTGTTATACTTTCCGAAACCGGATATTAACGACGGCTATGAAGTAAAGACTGTAGTTGACGATAACGGCTTTTACTGTATGACTGCAAGAAAGGTGGATAACGATGATTGCAAACCAGATGACACTGAAACAGCACAGAGAAATGGTGAAGCAGCTGAAAAGGCAGAATAAGGCCTTAGCCGGCACTGACGAAAACAAGTACAAGAATCAGAAGATTGTTGTACCTGTTGGCAATGGGCTTGTGCGAGAGTTTGACAGCAGGTTTGAAGCTGCAAGGTTTCAGGAACTGGCGTTCCTTGAAAAGTCTGGTGTAATTACAAACCTGCGCTGTCAGGTAAAGTATGAGCTTATACCAAGCCAGAAAAAACCGGACGGCAGCATAGAACGCGCCGTGAACTACATAGCAGATTTTGTATACAGCGACGGCAAAAACGTTATTGTGGAAGACGTTAAGGGTGTAAAGACACCTGAATATGTTATCAAGCGTAAACTTATGCTGCAGAAATATGGCATTGCAGTGAAAGAAATTGAAAGAGAGAGGTTTTGACTATGGCAAGAAAATTAACAGGCAACTGCCAAAAAGACTACAACAACGGCTATAAACTTGGCTACGAGGTTGGCGGCAAAGAGTGCATCCAGATTGCAAGACACCTTGCAAAGCTGCCGCTGTACAACATCATACATAAATACGTCGAAGACGAAGAAAAACAGCTTGCGGCAATTATTGAATACACCGAAGAAGACGACCGTCTGTATGGCGATGAGTTCTGGGGCAACCCTGAAAAGGTGCAGCAGGCATTGCGCGGAGTTCAGCGCATATATGAAGAAACAGGCCTTAACAAACGTGGGTACGTTGTTCCAAGGAGGTTTATGGGATATGAGTAAAGAGATTTATCTGAAACCCTGCCCCTTTTGCGGCAGTACAAGCGTGAAAATACACAGCAAACACAATGGCAAGTGGTCTGGAACAGGAACACACAGCGCGACAGTGCGCTGCAACAGCTGCCACGCAAGAGGACCTGCAGCAAGCTGTAAAGTGACTGTTGACACACCGTATTCTGCAGACGAAGAAACCAAACGCTATGCAGCAGATTTGTGGAATGGGAGGTAAAAGCTAATGGACAGCAAAAAAATCTTGGAAAGCGTTGAACGCAGCATACAAATAGAACTCATTAGAAAATCCGATGAAATCATTCTGCAGCGGCTCGACGAATTTAAAAAATCACTTTTGAAGAAAAGAGCCGAAATTGTAGCACAGACAATGGCAGAGCTTGAAATCACTATTTCAGAAAACGTTCCGGACGGCAACATCTCTATCCAAATAAATATGGGGGGCGATAAAAATGTGCAAAAATTGCTTGTACCGAAAAAACTGCCAATTTCTTGCAAAACATAAAAATGCTGTGGTAGAAAACTGTACCGCATTTAAAAGCGAGGTGGAATATATTGCAAACATAAAAAGCGAAGCAATCAAAGAGTTTGCGGAAAAGCTAAAACAAAAAATTTCCAAACCTTGGTATTATTTAGCACAGATAGTCTTTGTAAAAGAAGACATCGACGAGCTTGTAAGAGAAACGGTAGGTAAAAATGATGCGAGAAATATTATTCAGAGGTAAAACAGAATATTCAGGGAGATGGGTACAGGGTGATTTATATAAAAGCTCGAAATCGGTTTTCATTATGGCCAATAATGCAGATAGTTATGCAAAAACAAATTATGCTGTACACCCTGAAACAGTCGGTCAATACACAGGCTTAACCGACCAAAACGGCACAAAGATTTTTGAGGGGGATATTTTAAAAGTTGATAACGGAAAGCGAAATAGCATAGTAACTGTCAAATATGGTTGTTTTAGACCTGAAATGTTCTTTGACGCATACGAAAGTATTTCATGCAGAGAATTGAAAGGCAAGGCTTTCGGCTTGTACGGCGAAGCATTTAGTCGTATCAATAACAGATTAGAACAGTTATTGATAATTGACAATACACATTTTATAGAAGTCATCGGCAATATCCACGATAACCCTGAATTGTTGAAAGGCGGTGCTGACAATGTTTGAATACTTACACAGAGACGTTGTTAAAGATAGCATCCGCAAATACTTTAAAAACAAACTGGAAAGAGACATTGATGACGTAGACGTGGTGGACGCAAATGCCGAGTTGCAGAAAATTTTTGACGAAGCAATTGGCGACGATGTTGCACCGGTTAAGCGTGGCGAGTGGATTGAAAGAGATATTGATTATGACACTTACTGGGATTGTTCTGTGTGCGGTGAAAGTTTCTACTTTATAGAAGGCAGCCCTACGGATAATGCATATGCGTACTGCCCAAACTGCGGCGCGAAGATGGACGGTGAGAACAGTGTCTGACAACCAGCCATATATCCGCACCTGCATAAATAAATGCGGTGGCCACAGCTGCTGTAACTGCTGCGGCAAAGCACCAAACACACACATTATAAAAGACGACAAAACGCTGTCTTATCGCCTTGTGTATAAGCGCGATTGTTGCTACGAGACTCAGTTTCAAAAACCGCAAGACTGTATGTATCTGCAAGGCAAGACCAGGGCGCAATGGCTGGAAGAAGAAAAGGAGAAACACAATGGAAGACTACAAAAAAAGACTGATTGACGAATACGTTGAACTCAAGAAAAAATATACAAAGCTGCATAAAATGCTTGTGAAGTATGACGCAGGTCTCTTGGAATTTACACCAAACTGCCCTATTCACCTGTTGCGCAGACAGAAATCTGTAATGGGCGAATATCTTAACGTACTGGAAATAAGAGCAATTACAGAAAACATCACTCTGCCGGAAACAGTCTCTTGTGATTAAGGAAGTGGTTTTGTTATGAACGACAACATAAAACGCGGCGATTTGTTCTATGTAGCTATCCCTTATGCTGTTGGCAGCGAAATGTACAAGACCAGACCTGCAGTTATTGTAAGCAACAATATTATCAACAAAACAAGCCCTACAGTTATGGTTGTGTATTGTACCAGCAGCGCGCAGAAAAGAGATATGCCGGAACACGTTGTTATACGCAGCACACCTGTGCGCAGCATAGCATTGTGCGAAGGCATAAGCTGTGTGGACAAATCCAGAATTGAAAATTATATCGGCCACATCACCGAAAGAGAAATGGTGCAGATTGACCTTGCTCTGATGATTGGACTGCAGCTGCAGGACAGGCTGATTGTAGACGAAGACCCAAAACGATTGTTTGAAGCGCAGCTGCGTGACGATGCAGAACTGATACGCAAAAGCCACGAGGCAGATATATTCCACAGGCTGTATGACGAACTGCGCGACATACTTGCAGAAAGGAAAAAGGACAATGAGATATGACCTGTGCAGACCATGCGCTGAAGAAATGACCGCCAGCGGACGTGAGATTGTAAAAATCAAAGGCGGCAGCGACAACAAGATAACCTGTAAAAAATGTAAACGCCGCAGATTTGGTGCTACATACGAAATAAAACCGCTGAAAAAGAAAAAGGCCGAGGCTTAACCGCTTCGGTCTTGCGTTTTTGTGGGGGCGAAAAAAGTTTTTATATAAGTTACACTGAAAAATTAGAAAGGAGCTGGCTGTATATGGCGAACAAAAGTAAATATTTTTCCCACGTGCAGCCACGCCTTGAAGAAATTGCTGCTTGGAGCAGAGACGGCGTTTCTGATGCTGATATTGCAAAAAACTGTGGTGTTGCTGCTTCAACATTTTGTGATTATAAAAACCTGCATAGCGAATTGGCGGAGGTGCTCGCGCGCACGAAGAACTATGTGGATAACGTTGTTGTAGTTGGTGCATACTACCGTCGCGCCATAGGCTATGATGCCGTGGAAACCAAGAAAGAATATATCATTGTGACCGACGAGAAAACTGGCGAACAGCGGCGCATCCTTGTTAAAGAAACAGAGCAAACAAAGCATATACCAGGCGACCCACGCGCTATGGAAAACTGGCTGCGGCACAGACAGCCTGAGCAGTGGGGCGAAATTAAAAACAACAATCCTGACGATAACAATACCGGCGTTGTTCTTATCCCTGCAGTGAGAGAGGATGAAGACGATGAGTAACATTGTATGGCAGCCGCAACCGAGACAGCTGGAATTTATGAGCAGACCTGAATACGAGGTGCTTTACGGAGGTGCTGCAGGCGGCGGAAAAAGTGATGCTGTTGTTATTGAAGCACTGCGACAGGTGCATATACCGCATTACAAGGGGCTTATTATACGAAAAACATTTCCACAGCTGTCAGAACTGATTGAAAAAACCCAGTTATACTATCCGCAGGTTATAAAAGGTGCATATTACAACACATCTTCTCACACTTGGTTTTTCCCTTCCGGCGCAAAGATAGTTTTTGGCAGTATGCAGCACACCAAAGATAAACTGAAATATCAAGGTAAAGCCTACGATTTTATAGCTTTTGACGAGCTGACACACTTTACTTACGAAGAATACAGTTATCTGTTTTCGCGTAACCGCCCTAATGGTCCCGGAACGCGTGTTTATATCAGAGCGACAGCAAACCCCGGCGGTGTTGGTCACGGCTGGGTAAAAGAACGGTTTATAACCGCTGCACCTCCGGGCACACCTATAAAAAGCGAGATTGACTATATAACGCCTGACGGACAAAAGGTTAAGAGACAGGTAAAAAGGGTGTTTATTCCCTCTACAGTTTTTGACAACCAAGCACTGCTTAAAAACGACCCAATGTACATACTGCGCCTTGCAAGTATGGCAGAAGCCGAAAAAAATGCACTGTTATATGGCGACTGGGACAGCTTCAGCGGACAGGTATTTACAGAATGGCGTAACGATGCTGCACATTATGAAGACCGTCGCGGCAGCCACGTTATAAAACCTTTTCTTGTTCCGCAGACTTGGAGTATCTGGTGTGGGCTGGACTGGGGTTACAGCAGACCTTTTTCTGTAGGCTGGTATGCAGTAGACCACGAACGCCGATTGTACAGAATACGTGAACTATATGGCTGCACCGGAACGCCGAACACCGGCGTTAAATGGGAGCCTACCGCTGTTGCAAAGGAAATTAAACGCATTGAAGCGGAAGACCCTAACCTGAAAGGCAGGAAGATATACCGTGTTGGCGACCCTGCTATTTGGGGCAGCGACGGCACCGAAAGCATTGGCAGCTTATTTGAAAGAGAACGTGTTTATTTTGAAAAGGGCGACAATGCCAGAATTGACGGCAAGATGCAGATGCACCACCGCCTTGCTTTTGACGACAACGGAGTGCCGATGCTATATGTGTTCAACACCTGCAAACATTTTATAAGGACTGTACCTAACCTTGTGTATGATGAAACCAACGTTGAAGACATTGACACAGACGGCGAAGACCATATTTACGACGAATGCCGATATGTTTGTATGAAAAATCCGATTGCAGCACCGATTAAATCCAAACTGCATATCCCTGAGTACAACCCATTGGATATTGGCAAAGAAACTTACGACAGATACGAATACTTTAGGAGGTATTGATTATATGTTTACATTTTTTGGAAAACAGCCTGCAGCAACGGAGCAGCCGCTGCAGAAAAACGGACTGGGTATTCCCGGACTTGACCTGCAGGATGTTCAGTTGACAAGCGAGCAGGAAGCCCAGCTGCTTTTGCAGCCTGAAAACAAAGTCGTTATAGGCCAAAATGAGATACGCGAAGCTGCAGAGATACTGCAGAAATACAAACAGGGCAAGACAAACCTTGAAGCACGTATCATTGAGGACGAAGAATGGTACAAGCTGCGCCACTGGGAAGTGCTGAACAAAAACAGGGATGCAACCAACGGCGGCAACAGCCCTGCACCGTCAAGTGCGTGGCTTTTTAACAGCATTGTTAACAAACACGCTGATGCAATGGATAACTATCCTGAACCTGTTGTGCTGCCAAGAGAAGAAAGCGACAAAGACAGTGCAAAAATGCTGAGTGATATTCTGCCGGTTATTCACGAATACAACCAATACGAAAGTACATACAGCACAAACTGGTGGGAAAAACTGAAACACGGCACAGGTGTATATGGCGTGTTTTGGAACAGCCGCAAAGAAAACGGACTTGGCGACATCGACATTAAACCGCTTGACCTGCTGCAGCTGTTCTGGGAACCAGGCGTAACTGATATACAGAAGTCACGAAACTTTTTTATCTGTGAACTGGTGGACAACGACCTGCTGGAACAGCAGTATCCGCAGTTTAAGGGCAAATTTAAAGGCAGCAGCATTAAGGTTGAGGAATATCTGTATGACGACAATGTTGATATAAGCGAAAAAAGTGTTGTTGTGGACTGGTACTACAAGAAAAGCAGCACCAACGGCCGCACACTGCTGCATTATGTTAAGTTTGTAAATGACTGCCTGTTATATGCCACAGAAAACGACAAGGACTACAGATATACAGGTTGGTATGAACACGGCCTTTATCCTGTTGTGTTTGACACTTTGTTCCCTGAAAAAGGTACTCCAGTAGGCTTTGGCTATGTTTCTATATGCAAAGACCCACAGCTGTACATAGATAAACTTTCGGCCAATATCCTTGAAAGTAGCCTTATGAACACCAAAAAGCGATTTTTTGTAAGCGGCAATACAGACATTAACGAAGAAGAATTTTTGGACTGGAACAAACCGCTGGTACACGTTACCGGTGATTTGGGTGAGCACAGAATACAGGAAATTGTATGCAGACCACTTGATGGTATATATCTTTCTGTTATGGAACAGAAGATTGACGAAATGAAAGATACTGCATCCAACAGGGATTTTAACAGTGGCAGCAGCAGTGGCGGCGTAACCGCTGCAAGTGCTATTGCTGCACTGCAGGAAGCCGGCAACAAAACCAGCCGCGATATGATTGCAGCAAGCTACCGTGCGCACACCGAAGTTAACAAAATGTGCATTGAACTTATGCGACAGTTTTATGACGAAACACGAAGCTTCCGTATTGTTTCTGCAAATGGCACAGACTATGAATTTGCAGAGTTTAACAATCAGCAGATAAAAGACCAGCTGACAGGCAGAGATGCTAACGGTGTTGAAATGTACCGCCGTCCTGTGTTTGACCTTAAAATCAAGGCGCAGCGAAAAAATCCATTTAGCCGTATGGAACAGAACGAGCGCGCAAAAGAACTTTATCAGATGGGCTTTTTTAATCCTGATAGAGCACAGGAAGCACTTGGCGCAATAAAAATGATGGACTTTGAAGGCATCGAAGATGTGCGTGAACACATTACACAGGGCAATACCCTGCTGACAATGGTACAGCAGATGAGCCAGCAAATGGCACAAATGGCAGCTGTTGTGCAGGCCGTGAGCGGCGCTGAAATCCCCCCAGCTGCGCCTTCTGCTGCAGGTGAACAACCAACGCAGACACGTAATGCAAACGACCTTGCAAGGAATATGACAGCGGCACATACACCGCAGGAAAGCTACAGCCAGAACTTATATAAACGGACAATGAACGGTTAAAGAGGTACAGACGTTATGACACAGGTATACGCTGAAAAAGACGGA